AGGTTATATAGAAAAAATTACTAATCTGTTTAGGACTAATCATTTTTTCTAATTGCTCTTTACTTGTTTTTCCCAGAAAGTCAAGTACTTTCTGATGTAAAGATTCTGTAGTGTTTATGGGTTCAGATTCCAATGTAAATTGGATTTTAATGCCGTTTGTAAATATTTTTATTAGGTAAGTCATCTTCTCACGGATGTCTTTATAGTTATTTACAAGGCGAGTCAAGCCCGCCTTGTAAAATAAAGTGTTTAAGCTCCTTGAGAACCGTAGATTCCTCTAGGGTCAGACCAACCGAAGCTGTATCTTTCTCTAGCTTTGTATCTTACGTTTCCAGTTTCGAAATCTCCCTCCATAGAAGTTCTAATCGGAGATCTTTCAAAATACTTCATACCGTTAGGTACATCTGTCTTGATATAAAACGCATCAGGATCAGTTAAGAAATTGTTAACCACGTAACCTTGTGGAATCATTCCTTTGTTTCTGATTGCATTGATATCATTGTCAGCTGTTCCAACTCTGCCTGCAGATTCCATTAATCTAGCAGCTGTAAATTGGTTAGCAGAAGGAATAATTAATTTAGTTCCTTGTGCAGCAATTTTTAAACCTCTTTCATCAGTCAAAGCAGCGATATCAATCAATGCTTGTTCTAATGAAGTTTCGTTTAAGTCAGCTTGCGTAGCTAATGTATTGCTGAATGAACCAGCAATAGTAGCATGCGTTGTTGAGAACAAAGTAGATCCATCACCACCAACAAATCCCGCTGTGAAACCGTTATTTAAAACGTTTGCAGCAGTTACTTGTTTAGTGTTTGCCATAGATCTTGCTAATGCTTTTGTATATCTAGACGCTAGTCTGTCATACAAATTGTCCTCGATCGCTTCTTCAGTGATCGCGAATGCAAGAGCTATAGTGTTGTGAGTGTATCTAGCTGTGAAAGTTTCTTGCGCTTGGTCATAAGACACGCCAGTACCTTCAGCTTTTATCGCAGCATTACCAAAACCTGATAACATTACTTCTTCTTCGAATGCTCGATCAGAAGTTTCTTTATCAAATATTTCTTCATGCTGGTTCTCATATCTTTTATATTCAAGTCCAAACAGAGCGTTTAAACCTGGTTCTAGTTCTTTAACTAGTTGTGATCGTGATATAGCCATAGTTTATATTCTCCTTATAGAATTGATGAAGATGCTTTGATTTTTACAACAAAGTCTTCATTTGTTACGTTTTCTTCGTTACCAATGAACGGCGATACTGACATAATTTTTAACTGTGCAGTAGTCGAAGCTCCAAGGTCAAGGTAAACGCCAGAAATACCATTATTCGTATTTCCTGCAGCGTGTACTATTCCATAACCTGTGTTGCCTGTTCCAAGCGCAGTATTACCAGCAGCTGTTCCAGTTGATTTAACCAAGTAAACTTGATCTGGGTCATCATATACATACGCAGCGATAATACCTTGTGTGATATTAGTCTGTGTATAAAAATTTGACCATTTTGGTTTTTTAGTAGATGGGTCTTGTTCAATTAAACATCCATTGAATACTCCTAAAATTGTAGAAGTAGCAGATGAAGTAACTGGAACAATATTACCAGCAGTTAAGCCTACTAGATCGCCTTGATATACAGAAGTCGAAGCATTATCTGCTATTCTGAAAGCGTCATTTCCGCCGTTTGCTGGATTCCCACTAACTTTGCCTAGCGGTCGTAGACCGAAGGCTGTTGTTGAGTTTGCCATATTTTTTATCCTTGTTTAAGTTTTAATTTACTTTGTTGGATAGGAATTACTAAATAATTAGTCCTTCTTTGTACCACCAAAAGTTACACGAGTCTGCCTATCACTGCTGATCGGCATACTTGGATGCTGTTCCTTCATAGGATCGTTTGCAATAGCGTCTTCTCGTTCTTGAGTTCTTTTTGCATAGTACTCTTCACGAGATTTTGCGATCTCTTCAGGTATCCTAGCCAGCACTAGGCCGCCTACTCCAATGACTCCTGCGTATTTGCCGTCCTTAATTGAGGGATAATTATGATCTGGATACTCGTCTGATCTTACTAACTCGTAACCTGATCTTAATCTGCCAGCTATGTTTTTCGTATCATCGAATCCCAAGCTTTCAGCTCTTATCCATCTGTGTCTAAAGCCGTCGGGCGCAGTTGGTGCATCTAAAGATGACGGTGGAGTCCAAACTTTAGGTCTTTCAGTTTTTGACCTTGTTTCGACTGCACGGGAAGTTTTAATTGTATTTTTTTCGTTTACCATATGCCTATACCTCCTTCGTGGTTAAATGTTTCGCATATTCTTCAAGTGGCACACCTAATCTTTTAGCAATTGCTACCTGTGAAGGTGTGAGCTTTACAGTTTTTTTGCGTCCTGATTGGCTAGGACGATTAGCCGAAGCTACAGTTTGAGCAGGTTTTGCTCTTTCCATAGTTGTAGTTGAATCCTTTGTAGCAAATTTATGGGGAAATTCAAGTCTTATTCTTCTATCAATTTCCTCATAGTATTCATCACTTTTTGGATTTATACCTTCTTCTTCTACAAGTTTTTTATGCAAATCAAACGCAGTATAAGTCATTGCGGAGTCTTGACCAAACCATGAATTTCTTGCTGCCCAATCCTCTGCTTTAGGATCTACTTGTGCAGTTTGCATAGTTTGTTGAGGTGTAATATTAACCTCTTTTTGTCTAGCTGTTGATTCTTCTTGAGCAACTTTCATTGCTCTTAATCTTACAGCTTCCATAGTTAATTCAGCAATTTGTTGCTGTGCATTAACTTGAGCTTCTACGTCTTGATTATCGATTGCTGATTTAAGAGCTATTTTAGCATTTGCTAAACTAGAATTAACTCTAGTTTCAAATTCAGATACATATCTTTCATCTGTTTTTAATATTCTAGATTCAATTTGATCTTTTTCTCTTTTTACTGATTGAGCATAAGATACTGCTTCTTCTCTTTGTCTTTCAGCTTCTCGCATTTTTTGAGTTAGTTTAGCAATACGTTTTTTAACGCCTTCACTATACTCTTCTAACTCGTCTTTTTTCTCTACAGGTTTTTCAACCTTTGCTTCTACAACAGGTTTTTCTTCCTCTTGTACAACTTCAATCTTCTCTTCCTTTTTCTCTTCTGCAACGGCTTTCGTCTGCTCGTTGTTGTCCAATGTAACTTCAGCGCCTTCTTCTTCGCCTACGTCTATCATCGGTTCTTTTTTCTTATCTTCAATTGGCATAGTGCCTCCTATGTTTAAATATGATGAAGAACATCTTCAGGATTTTTTATAGTCCCAAGTACTTCGTCATCGTTTAGTAGTCGCACTTCTCCACCCTCTATTGGTAATCTAGAGCCCGCGTAGCGCGCGAAGATAACCCAATCTCCTTTTTTACACCATGGACCTGTTGGATAACGCTCTTTATCGTGATACGCTAATGGTCCAATTTTTAAAACATAACCACAGTTTGTAGCTATTCTTAATTTGTCTAATGATTCTTGTGCAATAATAATTCCACCTTTTGTTTTATCTTTAGGTGTAAATGGTAATACTAATAATCTCCAACCTGTTGGGTTTGGTAAACTATCAACTAAAGATTCAGATATATTTTCTGCTCTTATAGTTTTATCTTCAATTTTTTTATTTTCTTCTTGATATTTTTCTTCAAGACCTAGAACGGTCTTTGGTATTTCGTTTGACTGAACATCAGTCGAGTTTAATAACGTTTCCTTGCTCATTTTCCTTAAGCTCCTTTTTGTTTAGCAGGTTAGAGATTTCCTGTAATAAAAACTCGTAAGTACGAATTTGTCCAAGTATATACTTGTATTCTTCCATATTGTCAACTCCTCCTGAAGTTATCATTGTGGTTAAATTAACCAATTGAGCCTTCATATATCTTTGTAATTTACTTGCTACGTCTACTTCTTCCATCTCTTCTCCTTTGTTGGTTATATTAACAATTCCACTTACGTAGAGATTTATTAATTCTTGAATTTGGGTCTCTTGCAGTTTTTGCAGAGGTTAATCTTTTCTTCATCCCGCTCATGCGCGCGCAGAAAGATTTTCTTCT